CCACCAAAGTACACAATGTACGTATGTCCGGCCGCATCAAATACTCCTGAATGCTTTGCAGTTCTGCAGGTTCTGGGATTCGTCCATGTTTCATCAGAACGGTGATTTGTGCCACTCCACTTCCCGGTACTGTATCCGGACAGACATCCTCAACATCACTATTAAAATCTTTTACCAGGGAAACCCAAGCTTGGTTCGGGCCCGCCACGGAGTATTTGCTCGGAGCGCAAAAAATACCCTCCGCGTATTCTTCGTCCATTCCCCCGCTGCTCTTTGTGGTATTGGAGATCGCCGAGATAAAGCCCGTCGGTGTTACTAACGTGGCAATCTCTCCCTTTTCGTAGTTATTTCCCGCCGTCCCTGCTATCGTGGCACTACAACAGATCTCTACAGATAATTCCCCCGCGGGGATCTCAGCATAATCATCTGTCTCAAAAAAGATCTTCTGATCGGCTGTCACCATGGTTCCCTGGGGGATCGGTTCCACTTCGTTTCTTGGCTCCGCCATAAAAAAGCGCACCATAACAGAAGCCCTTTCAGCTTCCTTTCGCGCCCGGTTTTTAAAAGCCCCCATATGATCCAAAAAATCCCCCTGGGCATATTTTAGCAGATTCATCTTACCGCACCGGTCGACAAAAGAGAGTAGCTGCATATCCAGCACTGCCTGGGCAGAAATCAGGACTCTCATGGGGTCACTGCGCTCCATAACTGCCTCTTTCCCTGTGATATTTTCATATTCCTTTTTGTATTCTTCTATCAGGATGTTTTTAACATCCTCCAGAGACAAGTTGTCAATAAAGGATACGTCAGGCAGATCTTTGATTTCTTTTAGTCCCATCCATCTTCCTCCTCGTCGTCATATTCTTCCTCGTTGTATTCTTCATTCAATCCAACGGTGATCTTCGGTCTCATTCTTCCTTCTGCGTCATGCTCAAAGGTAATCTCAAGGATCTCCACCTGGGGAACATATATCTCGGTTTTGTTATACACTTCCAATGAAAACGTGCTTTTCGCCACTTCTGGCAGTTCATCCACGTATTCATTGGATAACCCAAATCTCCGGTCTCCCGGGCAGGTTCCTTCTACCGTGGCATATAAGGTTTCCAGCGCTATCCTGTACCGCTCCAGCTCATTCTTGTATTCAAGACCAAACTGCAGCGAGGGTTGTTCCATTGTTGCCATTTATAAATACTCCTTCATTGTCACGTCTACGTTGGTGCTTACCAGTTTCCCGTTTTTAATGATATGCCCCCAGCTTTCCGAAACGTTTGTGATGATGTATTTGTGCTTTCCGATCTTTTTCGATCCGATAATAAAATACCCGATCTTTCCTAATCTGACACAGGATTCCAGGCTACGCAACATCTTTCTTGGATTGACGCCCAGAGAGGCAGAAAAAGTCATGGTAAATGTTATTTCAGAAAGGTTGGGACCACCAAATTCCGTCTTGTGTTTTTTTAATATCCTTGCATGTTCCGTCACCCGGCTGCTGACGTTTCTCTGCAGGTTCTGAAACGTCAGGTATTTTACCTTGTCTTCTCCCTCTGAACCGGGTTTCCTGTAGATCTCAAAGGTCAGATATTTTCCAAATTTGCCAACTATCATTTTCTCACTCTCCCGGCAGATTATTTCGATTCCAGTAACGCCCTAAAAGAATCCCGTCCTTTTTCCCGTTTAATGGCGCCACCACCACGTGGTCTCCCGGCCGGAGAGAGGTGTTCGCCGGATTTTCCAGGATCGGCATAGGGTTTGAGGCTTCTCCTTTTCCTCCGTATCTGACCGTGGCCATCCCATCTTTTACAGAGGTTATGATCGCTGTATTCATTTTGTCACCCTTTTCTGTACTTTGTGCATCGTCAATTTGGTAGTAAATCCGCTTTCAGCATCGATGTCATGTATAGCCTGGTCGATAAAATATTTCCCGCTGAGACGATAAAGCCCGCGAATCCTGACTGTATCCGTCTCATTGTATCTTGTGTTGCCCCGTATGGTGAGGTCCAGCGTGGTGGCGGTCTCATTTTCCCTGTTTACAGCTGCTAATGCTTTCCGGCGCGCCTGTGCGATGCTGTCGGCATCACCAGACACGATATACCACCGGTTTCCCTTCCCCACCTTTACAATGGTTTCTTCATCGGAATCCGCTTTCATATACTTCATTTTTGCCCCGGTGTATGTGCCGGAAATATTAGTATTAAAGTCAAAATCCAGGATCATTCGCCGGGTGATCGTTCCCACAACGCCTTTTTTCTCATATTTTTCTTTGGAATAGATGATCAGCTTGCCTTTAAACATCTTGATCCCATAATTGTATTCGTGGCATAGCTCTGTAAGAAAACTGCAGTCCGTCTGCTCATTCTGCTCTACGGTCCCCACGGAAAAGTCCTCTCCGTCAAACACCAGCTTCATCCGGTATCTGGCGGTGATCTTTTTGGCAATCTCTTTCAAGGTAACCTTTTTCCATGACTTTTTCCGCTCTGTCGCCCGAAAAGAGGAAGCTTCTGGTATGGAGGTGGCACCCACTGTGCATACCAGATCCGGGCCGGACATTCCCAGGCTGTCCACGAGAAATGTACCACAGCGGAAAGCTCTTGTGGTCTCTCCGTTCTTCCAGTGTTTCATGACAATGCTCGCTGACATTTTGTCTTTTTTCTTTGGCATCCACGACCGCATCCAGCGCCAGTCGCAGTTGATTAGGACAACTTCGATGCGGTCCGCCTCTCCATCTGCTGTTCCAGTAAAGGTAAACTTTTTCAAAAACTGCCTCATTTGACTGGCAGTGTGTCTCGCCTGATCGACGGGTATTATCTTGGATGATTTACCATTTTTGATGTACAGCAGCTTAGGGTAAGCGCGCCTTGCCCTGGCATAATCCACCGGGATCTTATCCGTAGTTCTGATGGAGTATTTTAACTTTTTTCCGCTACTCATCCGCATCCTCCTCCGGAAATTCGTCCAGCCCGTCCTCTTCGTCCTCCAGCCCTTCCCGCCACGACGGGATCTCGATCTGAGTGTCATCTATCTCCGGGATCACTACTTCTATTCCCGCCGGAAAGATAACATAATCTATGAGATCATAATTACACTGAATCAGATCACCCATATAATCTTCCGAGCCCATCTGCTCAAACGCGATCTTATCCCACATATCGCCCTGGGACGTGATATAGATTCCTGCCATAAGTCCTCCTATTGTCTCATATTAAACCGCTTGTTATCACGGACCATCTTTTTGTACTGCTTTTCCAGCTCCTTCTGGACAAGGTTTCTGATCTCATTTTTATCCTCTGAGGTTGCCTTGCCTGTCAGCGTGATGTTTATCGTAGGAGCAAAGGTCATGCCTTGAGCTGGGTTTTTGTTATAGCCCATGAGTTTTCCGGTGGTCTCATAAAGCCGCCTGGACCGCGCGCTGCCATCAATGGGAATAATGGCCTCTGTTTTATTTCCTTCGGATACTGCAGCAATGTGTGCTTTGGTGCTGATGGTTCCTTGGGCATAGCCAGGAAGAGGAAAAATATGAGTCAGATTTTTTTCCTTCCCTTTTTTATCTCCCTTTATTCCCACAACTGCCCCATTTACGGATGGATTGATAGTCAATGGCAGGTTTGCAGTCACGCCGGTGCTTAGACCGCTTTTTACTGCGTTTTTGAAATATTGTTCAAATACCTCACCAGCTTTTTTGCCCGCCATTGGAATTTCATTTTGCTTTTGCAATTCTTTAAATGCGCCCGAAAAATCTAAATTCCTGCCTTTAAATAATATATCAAGCGCATTCTCCTCATGTATCCAGTCCTGCGCTCGTTTTTCTAATTTCTGATCTGCTGCATTGTGTTCCTTTGTTTCTTTTGGATCTGTTCCTGTTAGTGAATCCATTGCCATATCCCGCCAGTCATATCCCGATGATGCTTTGGTTATCTCTTCTAGCAACGCTGGATATTCTGCCAACTCCCCTGACAAATCATAGCCATTCGCTTTTGCCTGTTCACTTAGTTCCTGCATCTTCTCTGGTATCCCCGAAGACGAAACCAAACTGTTCAAGGCGTTCCAGTCACTGCTTGACATCGTGCCATTGGCGATATCCTCTCCATATGCATCCATCAGAGTATTGTATATAAATTCTGATCCTTGGTTCAGGGCATCCGCCTGTGTTTCGTAATATGCCTTTTCATACTCCTTTCGCTTCTCTTCATGCTCGGCATCCGTGATTTCTCCCATATTTCGCTGTCCATTGATGCATGTAAGCATTTCCTGATAGGCTGACTTGGCACCTTCATTTGTCTTTTCAATATTCTCGTCCACTTTTTTTTGCAAGCGCTCAAACGAATCCGCATCCAGATCTTTTCCGGAAAACTCTGTTTCAAGCATCTCCCAACTTGCCTCATTTTCCGCCTCTGTCATCGCATTTGTGATTTCCGAAAGTTGGCTTAACAAACCATCGATTTCTTCCTTTAAATCAACCGTAAGACCATCCTTCATGGCTTTTTTTAGCTTTTTATTGATCTTTTTGGATAACCTCCCAGCCTCTTCATCCATCTTCTTGTAGAAATTATTATTGTCTTCGATGATGCCTGAAGCTACCGATCCATCCTCAAATAAAACGTTTGTTGCTACAGTAACGCTATAGCCTTTCTCTTCGATCAGATTTTGTGCTGTAGATATGTATTCCTTTACATTTTTCTCATATTCTGTCATATCGTCTTCTGACAAATTTAATCCTACAGAAAGTTTCCAATCAACCTTTTTGATATTTTTTGCAGCTTTGTCTATATCCTTTAATAAACTATCCGATACTTTCATCGAACTGAGCAATTCACTTACCGCCTCAAGCCTTTTGCTTCCAATGATATTATCCGCCGCATCTTGAATCTGATCCATAGATAAGGCAATGTCGCCAAAGTGCCTGTCCAAACTAGCATCTGCTGCCATCTTCTGAGCTTTTGTCGCTGCCACGCCAATCCCAGTCAGTGCACTGACTGCCAACATCCCTCCTGCTACCCACGGATGCGCTGTAAGGATTTTAGCAAATTCCCCAATACCTTTTGTTACTTTGGGTAATGTGGTCAGTATCTTCCCACTTGTGAGTGCTCCTCCAATGCCTGTAAGGGGACCTGCAATCGCGTCTGGATTCTCGATCATCCACTCTCCCACTTCTAATAATGGGTCAGCAAAATCCAATACTGCCGAACCGAAATCTTTAAAATCATCCACCACACGAGCTACGTCGATCTCTTCCAGCCAGTCTGTAGCACTCTGCACGATATCCCGCATGGGTTCCTTTAATTCATCATACAGTTCAATGCCTTTCCCTTCTAATGCGGATTGGAAGATCGTCACATCCCCCTGGAGGTTATCCAGACGGATCTTTGCCATGCGCTCGGCAGCACCGGAAGCGTTGTCGATGGAATTTGTCAGCTTTTTATAATCTTTATCACTGGCATTCACGATAGCTAAAAGTCCAGACATCGCTGTCTTTCCTGCAATGCTTTCCGCATTCATCGCCTGTTCTTCCTCGGTCATCTTGGAAAACTGTTCCCTGAGTGTCTCTACGGTCTGGGACCAGTCTTTCATGCTTCCGTCTGCATTGGCTGTTTCGATCTTATATTTTCCTGTTTTTTCACCTGCCTTTGCATAGGCCTTAGATACCAGCGTGATCCCACCAGCGGTCTCACTCATGATTTTTCGCAGTGTTGTACCCGATTGGGAAGCCTTGATTCCTGCATTTGCCATAAGTCCTATTGATACCGCTGTGTCCTCGGCGGAATATTTGAGCGATCCCGCTATCGGTGCAACATATTTAAAGGTCTCCCCCATCATCGACACGTTTGTATTTGAGTTGGAACTCGCCTGTGCCAATATATCCGCAAAATGCGCCGAATCTTTAGCCTGCAGGTTGAATGCTGTAAGAGCGTCTGTGACTATATCCGATGTGCCCGCCAGGTCTTCTCCGGAAGCTGCTGCCAGATTCATGATTCCACCGATCCCGTTCAGCATATCTTTCGTTTTCCACCCGGCCATCGCCATATACTCCATTGCCTGCCCGGATTCTGTCGCTGTAAATTGGGTCGTGGCGCCCATTTCCTTGGCTTTCTCTTCCAGCTGTGTGATCTGCTTTTCCGTTGCTCCGGATATCGCCTCCACGGTAGACATCTGAGATTCAAATGAAGATCCCGCTTCTACAGCCCCTGTCAGGGCGGCCGTTGCAGCGACCCCTCCGACAAGTGTAGCTGATTTTGCTAGCTTCGTCATTTTCGAAAAAGCTTTGTCTACTTTTTGGCTCGCCGCATTGAGGGAATTATCTACTTTTCCCGATATCCTAATTTTTACTTCTTTTTCATTTGCGGCCAATCTCCACCACCTCCTCAAGTATTTCTCCCAGTTCTTTCAATGAAATATTTAATAAATATTCTAATGATGTATTGATACGGATTCCGATACAGATCGCATATTTTCTGATCTGTTTTTCATTCCGGAATCCTAAAACCATAAAAAATTAATCACCGTCACCTTGACCTTCCTTGCCTCTTTTAGTGGAAGAGAATAAAAAAAGTCGATTGGAACTCCTGCTGCCTGTGATGCATATATAAATGCTCCCTCTGGTGTCATTTCCGGATTGATATTAGTAATACCAGCTTCCCCGCTCACTTTACCTATTTCAATAAACTGCTTCCCTGTCATATTTTCCAAACCAGAGAGATCTATGCTTTCATATGTTTTCCCCTTGAACTCGTGATTTCTTTCAAGAAAAATTTCCAACGGATTGTCTGATTCTGTTTTGTTCTTCCACAGGAAATTAATTAATACCCTTTTGATTTTTGCTGCCTCTCTCAAAGGGATAGTATCAAAAAACTCAACCGGTATGCCTCCCGCCTCCGCAGCGTACAAAAACACGCCCTCCGCTGTCGTTTCCGGGTTAGGGTCTGCAACCCCTATCATTCTTAACATCTTCTCAATTTGGGCATACTCCTTCCCTGTCATGTTTTCCAGACCGGAGAGATCAATCCCATGGTAGGTTTTCCCCTCAAACTCATAAGGTTTTTCAAAGGTGATATTTAGCGGGTTTACTTGTTTCTTACTCTGCTCCTGGCTCTTGTTTTTGTCTTGATCCTCGTTGTGGTTCTGATTTTCTTGTTTTTTGATTTCTGACATGATAAATTCCTCCTTTATTTCCTAAAAATTTTTATAAGAAAAACGACCCCGGTAATGAGGTCGCTTGTCTTTTTAAGCATTGTTGCATTGTGATAAAGAGTCATTTGGTTTATTTTTTAGATTTTGGTACCACTTAATAATATCCGAAATGTTTCCCTGCCCTTTGGTGTAAGAAGCGTTTGCGTCCCCGCGTGCTTTGAGTGTCTGCTTTTATATTCCTTAATCTCAAACAGTCCCTGCTCTTTCCATTTTGCGTAAGGATGGAGCTTTTTCTTTTGATCTCTGTATATATATTTGTTTTCTAAAAGCCACTTAATGAATGTGCTTTCTTTTATTCCAAATTCCTTTGCAGTAATGCGAAAACTCGTCAAAAGGTTTCTGTCAACAAGTTCATTGAAATATTCCGCTTTGGGCTTCATGGTTTCATTGTCCTCAAGCAGAGCAATATTTTTCTTTTTCATATCATCAATGGTTTTGTGGGCAATCTCTAACGCTCTAGCCATTATTTTCTCTGGCGTATTCCATGTGTCATTTATTTTTATCAGATATTTTCTTATTTCTCTTGCACTCTCGTTCTTTTGTATCATGCAAACTTCTTTCGCCATCTCGATAGTTAAATCGTAATCTTCAACTTCCCTTTGGACTTCCCTGTTTCCCTCAATCTGAACCCGTAAAACTTTTTGCGGGTTGGAATAGTCCTTATTTTGCTCGAACCCAAATTGAAGTTGACGCTCAAACCATGAAGAAAATCTTTCTGTTGTTCCGACTTTTTCATACAAATCTCTTGCTGATACAGTCGGCTGGTCCGTTTCATAATTTACCTTGATAATCTCATTCATATCATTTACCACCTTTCCGTAAAAACCCTTATGATAATGGCAGGGAAACGGTTAAGGTTTACCGCTTTCGTGTAGCTATCACTATCCCTGCCATGTATCCCAAAGCAACAGATTTAGCAGAACTTATTCACTTCCGCCAGCATATCCTTACCACATACGATATACTTTGAATTAAACTTATCCAGTTCCAGCATCGTTTCTCCGTCGATCTCGATAAGGATGTACCAGAGCTCAGCTTTGATCTTCGTATCGGTTCCCTCGGCAAGCTTCAGTTTTCCGCCCTCGAAATTCTTGTTTTTTCCTTTCATTACGATCCGCACCGGCGTATACTTATTTTCGTTGTCTTCTGTTTTTAGGCCTTGATATGATCCGCGGATTGTAAGGTTGATATTGCTTCCCATCATCTCAAAGGCTTCTTTGTCCATGACCCGGAAAGGGATCTCGGTCTCTATGGACTTGATATGGCCGACTACGGGTTGTTCAAACTCCCCCAAAAACCCGGCTCCTGTCACCGTATAAGTTGTGTTATCAAAGCTCGGCAGCGGAAATTCATCGCCGGCTCCAACGACCCGGTTTCCATGGTTGTATACTCTGTAATTATTTAGCACTCCCTGTACATTCATTTTTACTCACCTCCCAATGCTTTCTGTAAGATTTCCGGATCAAACTCAATGTCAAAAGCGATATCCTCCATCGGCAGATATGTAGCCAGTTTTACCCGAAACTTAAGGCTTCCGTTGACTATGTTGTCAATCGAGTTGTCTTCTTCGTTGTACTGCACCTTTCCACCTGCGATGTATAGCTGTGAGCTCATGGCGTTAAACCATACGTTTTCATCGTCGCAGATCGCTGTGATCTTCCGGAAGTCTCCAAGATCATCCACTCTTTTTGCCATCGTCAGGATCAGACGGTTTTTATAATAGTTAAAAAATCTCCTGGCACAGATCCATCGGTCTTTGGGATCTTTCGTCGCCGGAAACTCTGCTGTATTGTTGCCCCAGAACCTCCATCCTCCATAATTGATCGCGGTTACTCCACCATATGCATTCACATAGTTATTAGCGTTCTGTTTGTCAATCCGTATCTCTTCCCCACTTTCCAACACCGCAGCCGATATCAGGGCGGGCTTGTTAGACGGTGAGAGATTAGGGACATCCTCGTTGGATGCGTCAAGATAAGCAATTCCTGCTGCATACAAAGCAGAATAGTAAAAATCTTTTCCATTGCTTCTGAGCTTCGGCCACACCGCAATGGTATTTTTATCTATAACGCACTGTGCCTCTTTTTGTTCCTGGAAATCCTCACATTTTACTGCTCCATTTCCAGAGCAGTCAATGTCAACAACCGCATTTGCGCTAAATTCTCCGTTTATATTGACCGCAGCCGCCTGGAGTGCTGTGGATACCTCGGTATACTGGGACCATCCTGGTGCCAGGATCAGACCCGGCGCCATCTGGTAGAGCGGGAACACATCATTCACACAGGAAATGCCTTTGTTTCTTCCTTCCTCCACAGAGTATCCTCCAATGATCCGCAGTTTCATTTCCTCGGCTTCATAACTGATTTCTTTTGCATTTACCGTCAAGGTTTCTGCGCTGTAGTAGTTGCTACTACTTAGGAGCGTCAAGATAATGTATCCACTCTCGTCCACTGTCACAACATAATCTCTCTCTGCCACCAGTTCTTCCTGTCCATCGGATACCTTGATGGTTCTTCGGACAATCTCCTGGCTCTCAAATATAAATTCTTTTGTTTCCCCAGATTTCCATTCCATCTCCGTTGCATTTTTTACGTCCTTATCCGGATCCAGTACGTTGACAAATACTACTGGGGATATGTTATATTTTTTAAAACTTGCGTACATGCTCTGGCAAAGAGTATATTTTCTCCAGTCATCGCTGTAACCCATCAGATCAAGCGCATCATCCCAGCATTCCACAAGGATCGGTTTGTTTACCAGATCTTT